AACCTATCAAACTCCATCTCTGAGTCCGTCAATGCCTTTGTAAAGGCTTGGGAGCCTAGTGGTAGTGGTAGACCCCCTTTGACCGTCTGTAACCCTGCTAAGGCTCAAGAGGTCTTAATGCTGCTGGCGGTTGGGACAAGTGGTAAGAAGATACTAGAACTTACTGGTTGTGCTACTAGCACGGTGTATAGATTGAAGTCTGACTGGTGCGACCACATTGGTGATTGGAAGGAAGAGGGAGGTAAGATTAGTGGTGGCATCTATATGGACACCTCAGAGGGTCTAAGTGACACGATGGAACGTATTGCTAGGGCAGAGGCAGAGGAAGACTGGAAGGCCGTTGAAGCCCTCTCTAAGGCTCTACAAGCGAAGAACAAGATTCTTGAGGTAAGTCATAGGCAGAGCATGACGGCACGTGGTGAGGCCTCTCAGATCACAAGGGAAGAGAAGGTTATTACTGACGCTGACATAGAAGACACAGCTTCAGCAGCTAGAGAACGGTTGAAACAAATGAGGGCTACGGCCATTGATGCGGAGGTAGTTCCCGGTGAGTCGTAGTTGGTTGGTCAAGAAAGTGGAGTGGTGGAAGCATTTGAAGTGGCGTAAACGTTCCCAGCAACGCAAAGAAAGACAACACGTTAAGCAAAGGATATTGAAGTAATGGCTGAGTTAGAATGGCAAACCCACCCCATCGTCGAACGTCCTACAGACGAAGAGATACTCCTACTTGCGAATGGGTCTCAAGCGGACAAAGAGCTACTAAAGCAATGGCATCAGCAGTATCACAAGCGTATTGAGGCATCAGAGGAAGACCCCTTGAACTCTGGGTTTACCCTGGAGCCTTGGGAACACGCAGAGCATAGCCTAGGTAACTACTCCACGACTATGATCTATGGTGGCAATCGTAGTTCAAAGACAGAGTTTAGCTCTAGGGCTGTGGTCAAAGCAGCGTTGTCTAACCCTAACTCAGAGATTGTGTGCTTTGCTCAAGATGCTGATGCGTCTGTGCGTATACAACAACGAGCCGTATTCCGCTACCTACCCCCAGAGTTTAAGAAGAAGTCGAAGTCGGAGATGGAGTATTTGAACTTCACCCACAAGAACGGGTTTACTGGTGCATCCTTCATTCTACCGAATGGTTCAACCGTTTACTTCCACACCTACTCTCAGTTCATAGCCAACCGTGGTAAGTTTGAGGGCTTGGAACTAGGCAGTAAGACACCAAAGTGGCACAACCTTGGTCTGTGGCTCGATGAATACCTAGAGGACGGGGACTTAGTTGAGACCATGCGCTTCCGTTTGGCTACACGTAACTCTAAGTTACTCATTAGCTTTACCCCTATTGATGGTCACACACCCTTTGTAGCCTCGTATTTGAAGGATGCAGAGACATTGCAGACGAGAAAGGCAGAGCTACTAAACAACGAGGACGTTCCCTTTGTCCAAGTCAATCACAAGAAGGACGCTGGTATTGTCTACTTCCATAGTGCCTTGAACCCCTTCGGTGGCTATGAGCGCATTAGGAAAGAGCTACAACATAGCCCTAGGGAGCAGATACTTACCCGTGCATACGGCATCCCGGTCAAGTCAATGACCACGTTGTTCCCGCTATTTAGCACAAATGTCCACGTTTGCTCAGAGCTACCCGACCTAAGCCCAGAGACACACACCATATACCAGGTAGTTGACCCCGCTGGTGCAAGGAACTATGTGTCCATATGGGCAGCAGTAGACCAACATGGCTATGTGACTGTGCTACGAGAGTGGCCTGATGAGCAGACACATGGACGTTGGGCAGAGTTTGGTGATCCAAAGTGGAAGTTTGGCCCTGCTTCTAAGAAGATTGGGCATGACGTAAGGGGGTATGTAGAGTTATTTGATGAGATAGAGGAAGAATTGGATGTTGGTGTCTTTGAGCGCATAGGAGACTCCCGCTTCTTTGCTAGTGAGAATGACGACAACGTTGACCTATTTGACCAGTTCGCAGACCACGACATGCACTTTGTGCCGTCAGATGGTAGGAACGAGAACATGGGGCTAGCCGCACTAGACGAGTGGTTCAAGTATAACCCAAATGCCGAGATAGACGCAGCCAACAGACCAATCATACAGATACACGAGTCCTGTGGCAACCTTATATACTCCATCTTGAACTACGGAGCGCAAGGCAAGAAGGACGAACCACTCAAGGACTTTATCGATGCCCTCCGTTACCTGCGTATGGCGAACCATGGCGAAGGCCCAGAACACTACGACTCTCAATCTATAGGAGTTATCAGACGAACTACAGGAGGATACTAAATTATGAAACCAAAAGAACTAGCAGAACAACTAGGTAAGACCGCAATGCACATTGGGCGTGTGCGTAAGGAAGTGTGTAATGAGTCCGACATGGATGGCAAAGACATCCTACCCTCTGGGGTTAAGAAGATACTAGCTTTCTTTGAAAAAGAGATGGAGGCTATTGAAACGGCTACGGTGGACATTGTAAAGGTGCAAGTGCTACCACTTAAGACAGCTAATCCACGCTTCATATTTGCCAAGGACTTGGAGAGAAAGGTTAAGGTGAGGGTAGGGGTGCCTAAGAATCGCAAGCCCGTTCTGGACAATCCTCGCACCATCCACAAGGCAGAGCGTGGTTCAGAGGACGGAGAGTTCTTTTACAAGTGGATTAAGTAGATATGGTCGATACACGACAGGAAGACGTAAATTCTGGGTTTGTATCTAGGCATTCCGCATATTGGTCTAAGATCGAATGCGTAAAGAAAGAACTATCAGGATCAGTAGAACCAATGACAGCAAATCAATTGTGCGACGCTCTAGGTGTGAACGACAATCACATCTATCCCATTTTATCTAAAATGAGAAAAAGCTTGAGCGCAAGGTAATATGATACAATGACGACAATGGCACAATCATACTCCGACCGTTCGGATGAACCCGAAATCTATTTCTCGGAGGACTTCGATTTTGACAATTTCAAGCAGACGTATAATGACGACGTCGATGATTTACGTGCATACGTAGACCGATGCGAAAAGAACCGAGACGTCATTAACTGCGCGTGGGAAGGCAAGTCCCCTGATCTCAAGAAGGGTGAGGGTGCATTCCCACACGAAGGGGCAAGTGACACTGAGGTGTTCTTGGTAAAGCAGAAGATTCGTAACAACGATGCTCTCCGCACCAACGCCCTGCGTAAGTCTACCATCCGGGCATACCCACGTGAGTCCTCTGACGTAGATCGTTCAGCAGAGGTGTCTGTGTTCCTACGTTGGCTACGAGACAATGGTATCCCCAACTTCCAACAAGAGATGGAGCTATCTGGTTACTATGGTGACGAGACGGGGCTGATGGTTACCTACTGCGGCTGGAGGGCTAAGAAGCAAAGCTACCTTAAGCTATTTGACATTGACCAGATTGCTGAGACTCTACCAGAGCTAGCAGAGATTTGGATGGACGAAGACAGAGTTGATGAAGCCATGGAGCTTTTCAACAGTGTAGAAGGTTGGGAACTTAACGAAGCACGAGTGAAGAAGGCTCTACGACAACTGCGTAAGTCTGGTGTAGCAGAGATACCTGTCACGGTTAAGGAAAACTCCGAGGCAGACGTTCGGACGCTTATGCCAGATGCTGACGTTATCCTACCTGCTTATACGGTAAACTACCAAGACGCACCACGTATCCACATTCGGATGCTGATGTCAGCGCAAGAACTATTAAATCGTGTTAGCTCTGAAGGCTGGGACGAGGAGTGGGCTAACTACGTCATTGAAAACCATCGTGGTATTGACCAAAGCAAGTTCTACAACCCCAACAGCGTCCAGAGCTACCGCCGCATTGGTCGTATTGCTCGTATTACTAACGAGCGAGCTAGGGATACAATCGAGGTTGCCCTAACATTTGAACGTCTCATAGACGACTCTGACAACGCAGAAGGCATCTACCTTACCGTGTGGTGTCCAGAGATGACAGAACAAGTAGGAACACCCAATGTAGCCAAGCGTGTGCTACTAAGTGGTCGTAAGAACTACCCTGTCGTCATTACTAAGACCTCACTAGGTAAGACACTATACGATGGTATCACACTTCCAGAGCTACTACGTGCGCCACAGAAGAACCAAAAGACCCTACGTGACAGTTACATGGACGAGTCTGGTTGGAGCATTAGCCCAACTATCTGGGCACCAGCAGGTGTAGATGCTTCTGGTATGGGGCCTGGTGCCGTGATCAGTGGGCCTACAGGACGTAAGCCGGAGTATATTGATCGACCATCTAGCTTTGCACCTAACCTCAACCTAGAGAAGTTACTAGTAGATGAGGCTAATCAGATTGCAGGGCAAGACCCTAACGACCCTCTTAGTGTCCAGCTACAGCAGCACAACATTGGTCAATACCTATCGCACGTCCAGAACGTGCTGAAGATGACCTACGAGACATGGAAACTAGATGGCCCCGAGGAACTATTCCTACGTGTCACAGGTAATCCAGAGCCAGTCCAGTTCACCAAGAAGGAGGACGAGGGCGAGATGGACATTACTGTGAGCTTTAACTCCACCTACGATGACCCAGAGAAGGTTGAGAAGATGTTAGCAGGTCTATACCAAGTCCTACAAAACGACCAAGGTGGTCGTGTTAACTCTGAGGCTATTACGGATATGGCACTATCTGCCCTTGATCCCACACTAGCCGACTTAGTTCTTATGCCAACCGAGCAGGGTTCTGCTAAGATTGTCAATGAGACAACTAACGACATTGCTAAGATGGCTGCTGGCATACCAGTTGGCGCACCACAGAATGCAGGTCAAGCTAGACTTCAGATTGTTCAAGACTACAAGCAGTCACAGACGGGTGCTATGGAGTTACAGTCTAAGCCACAATTCCAATTCTTACTTGCCGAGTATGAGAAACAACTGACCTTCCAACTACAGCAACTACAGAACGCTGAGATCGGCAAGGTTGGAGCGCAACCCGCCCAGATGGGTGGCACAGTAACACAAGGCATGAATGAGTAAGGAAACTAAGAAGACAATAGCAGACGTAATTAAACTACTTCGGGACAACCCGGAGTATGGTCGTGCGTTCTACGAATACTTTGAGGATAAGCGAGACGAGTTAATCTCTGCACAGTTCACTAGAACTGATCCAGGCTTCGATAAGAAGTGTCACATATCTGCACAGTTCGTTCAGAATCAAATACTTGACGAGTTTCAACTAAAGAGTTTGAGCCGCAGGGATTAGGATTTATCATGAGCGCAAGGTAGTGTGCTATACTACGATTACGACCCCCACCTTGGTCGGTTAATCATTAGGTAGATATATGACACAAATAGCAGAAACGGATAACCTTGAGTCCGAACAAGATCAAGAGACGCTAAAGCCCCTTACAATCGAAGAAGCGCGAGCTAATCGAGAGAAGGCTAAAGCAGGTGAAGCAACAGAGCCAGAAGCCCCAGAAGCCGAGGACGAGTCAGAAGAGGTGGTCGAAGAGACTGCCGAAGACAGTCCAGAAGTAGAAGAGGTCGAAGACGAAGAAGAGTCACCAGACAATGTTCTTTCTAAGTTGGAAGATGAGTTTGACCTAGACGACCTAAGCGAAGAGCAGATGGAAGCCTTAACCGAAAAGTTGGAGATTGGTAGCCGCAAGGCATTTGCCAAACAACGACTGGAGATTAAGGAACTAAAAGCTCAAGTTGATGCCGAACGGTTAGAGAAAGAGGAAGCCCTAAAGCTTCGTCAACTAACCCCAAGCGTCGAGGAACTAGATACTAGCATACAGCAAGCCGAGACAAACGCAGAGTATTGGAACGATCAGTTAATCCTGAACCAAGACACTGAGTATGACGAGGCTTCTGGTAAAGACATTAAAGGAGTCAGAGACGAGAGCGGTAAGTTCTACCCTGCACAAGAAGTATTAAACTTCGTGAAAGCAGAGCGTAAGAAGGTTACTGATCTACGTCAAAAGCGATCAGAAGCAGAGAAGGAGTCGGCAAGTGCCGGTGATGTCGAAGCTAAGATTGACACCTTTAAGGCAGAGCTAGGAATCGAAGGGGAGGCTGAAGAACGCTACGATGCGTTAATCAAGTCCCCTAAGTTCAAGTTAGTCAAGTCACTCATTCCTGAATACGGGGTGGAACTAGCAGAGTTGTTGGCACAGGCAAGTCTATACGATGGTAAGAGTAAGAAGAAGAAAGTCATACTCAAGCGTAAGGCTCCTAAGTCAACACCAAATGCGGTTCCATCTTCTCCCAATGGGCGCGGCAATGCCAAGAGCGGCAGAGCCAGTGAACTCAGTAAGATAGTTAGCGGAGGTGGTTACTCACCTCAAGAAAAGCTAAATGCTATGCGTGAACTAAGAACCCTTAATAACCGATAACTAACAATTCAAAGAAAGATATAAATTATGGCATATACAGATACAAACGTAACTGGTAATCGCGAAGACCTCAAGCAACTTGCTACAGTCATCGCTGCAACTCAAGCTCCCGTTTGTGGATTGCTTCCTACCCGTCAAATCAGCAACAAGCGTCCCGTCGTATTGATGGACTCTCTTGCAGCTCCTGTGGCTACTGGTCACATCGAAGGCACTGCAACGGACACTGGTGTTGACAAGTTCGCCGCTGTTGGTGAATACACAGGTCAAGCACAACGTCTCGTTCGTGAGTGGCAAGTAACCAAAGAACAAGAAGCCCACAACTCTGCTGTTGTTGCAGACAAAGCTGGTGCTTCCGAGAAGGCTCTTAAAGAGCTTATGCGCGACAAAGAAACAGTTGTTTGTGGTGACCAAGGCAAGACTGCCGACGTTCCTGGTGCAACTGCTGGTGTAACTGCTGGTCTTGGTGACATCACCGATTCTGCTAACACCGACTTCGCCGCCGCTTACCGCACACCTGCCGCTTCTATTTATGGTGGCACTAAAGCTGACTTTGACGATGCTGCATTCAATGCAGTTCTTGCTTCAATGTTCGGTCAAGGTGGTGAGTTCCTCGACCTACACTTGGTTGCTGGCACAGGACTACGCTCTCACATCGTTGAGCAGTTCACACGCACTGCTGGTGCAGCTAGCCAAATCGACTACAACATGAATGGCACTGCTGTCATTCCTTACACTGTTGAAATGTATGACTCCGACTTCGGAACAGTCAAGATCATCAACGGTAACCCTGCATGTATGCCTTCGGTTGACCGTGGCTACGTAATCGATCCTCGCTATCTTGAGTGGGGCGAACTGTATGGTGAAGGCTCCGAGGAGTATGAAGGTCGTGGCGTAGGCTCCAAGGGTGCTTGTGACCTATACGGAACTACTCTCTCTCAAGGCCCCAATGGTCTTGGTAAGATCAAGTTCTCTGACGAAGCCTAATCGTTTAGATTAGCGACTATCTGCGAGGGCGGTGTTAAGTAGCACTGACTTGACATCGCCCTCTTTTTAGTCCACTACCTGCATAATGGCAATAAAGAAGAAACCCTTAACCCCGAAGGAAAAGCTCGACGCTCTTCCTCCAATGGAGAAGCTCGCTCTCATCCGAGGCATACAGGCCAATGACGAGCGAACATTACAATATTATTACCGCAACTTCGTAGACCCCGCAACTCTCCGCAAGGGTAAGTCTATGGATCAATTCCACTATATGCTGGCGCGCAAGGAGTGCGAGGCAGTGGATGGCGTAGGTGGTAATTCAGACTTTGATAAATACATCTTTGATAAATCTTTTAAACAAGCATCACTAGCATAATATGGCACAAGGCACACGCACATGGACTGAACTTATTGGATTGACCGCAGCCCGTTGTGGTTGTGCTTTATCTGGTGATGACGCAACGCAGGTTGCATTCCTTCTTAACTCAGCGGCTCGGCAACTGTATCTTGAGAATCCCTGGTGGGAACGGTTTCTAGTATTAGAGCCAAGGACAGTAGAGCGTGGTTATGTAAGCTATTCAGAAGATAGCTTTAATGTGTATGGTGCTGGAACAAGTGAAGTTAATGGGCTGTATGTTCGCAATGGTTCTAGTGCAAATGGACTTCCAGCTTATACGCTTTACGATGCAGATGGAACTACTGAGCTTTACAACTTATGGAGCAGGACGATTGGGACTAACGTTTTTTACATTTCATCTACTGGAATTGACGTAACGTCTGGTCAAACCACCGTATATATTAATACTACAAACCCTAGCGCAACAACACCACCATTAAGTGGATGGACTGCGATTGTCGGCGAAGACCCAGCACCAAGAGTGCAAGCCCTATCAGAGATAGGGGAATACATTGGACACTGGAACGGCAAGAAATGGTCTGGTGCTAACCCAACGATGGGAACAGCCTACCCAGATCAGAATGGCATACGTGTAACTGACTCAAGTCAGGACATTGTGTATATGGCATTCAAGAAGTCTTTCAACACTACATACGGTGATGGCACAAGTGGCACAACATCAGATGTCCCTGCCGAGTGGTTTGAGTTTATGGCGTATAGCGCAGCACGTAGTTTCATGCAGTCACAAAGACAAAGTGACAGTTACCAACCAATTGCTATTAGCGAGGTGGAGCGTGTGAGAGAGCAAGCATTGCTCAAGATCAACAGACAAGGAATTTACGCCAGCATTGCCAAAAGGTTTCGCACATACTACAATCAAGACGTAAGCATACACTAATATGGGCTTTGGACACATGAAGATCAGGGCGTGTCTATGAGACAGCTATTGACATAAAATTAAAATTAGCATAGCCTACAGGACATGGAACTAATCGAACAACTAAATAAAACTTTCAATTATGATCCCGATACCGGGATATTGACCAGAAAGAAATTAGAAGGAAAGCCACGGCAACGAACCGCGGGTCGTCGCGTAGGCAACACCCTTAATGCTCATGGATACCGAATGGTTGGACTAAACTCTAAGTTATTGTATTGCCATCGAGTAATAATGCAAATGAAACTAGGCAGAGAGCTTAAAAGGGGGGAGATTGTTGATCACATTAACGGCGATCCTAGTGATAATAGGCTTTGCAATTTAAGGTTAACTGACCAAAAGGGAAACACACGCGCAAGCAGAAAGAAGTCTGCGGGAAAGTCTTCAAAGTATAAAGGCGTATGCTTTAGAAAAGATAGAGCGCACACGGAGTATCCTTGGGTTGCGGCTATTTCTTCTGGCGCAAAACAATGGTCTCGTCGAGCAAAAACTGAACTCGATGCCGCTTATTATTATAACTGCGAGCGCCTGAGAAGAGGATGGCCAATAGAAGGACTGAACGTTCTTGAAAGGGAAGCGGTATGATAACAATTTTTTACAAGACGATAGCACAACGCTTTCGGACTTACTACAATCAAGACGTAAGCATACACTAATATGGGTTTTGGAAGATACCGATTTCGCAGAAGTTTTGGACAGGTTAAATCACAGTTCCGTGGTGCGCGTCCTAAGTTTTATCCATTGTTTACCGGCTTACTTGATACCTATGCTGGTGCCGCCGCTGCTTACAGCCTACGCCGACTGTCGAAGATTGCTTCTTCTGTTGTTCGTGTAAGACGAGCAAGCGACAATGCGGAGAAAGACTTTACTGCGGATGACATTACCGATAACTCAATGGTAAATTGGGTGAACGGACAAATCGTCCCACCCCTAGACATTCGTGAGCTGGACTCCAATGGTGAGCGCACAGGTGCATTAGTAGAAGCCGCCGCCGCCTACAGCCTGCGTAACCTTAGCTCTAGCTACACAGGTAACGTAGTGGACGTAAGACGTTCTAGTGACGGCGAAGAGGATTCCTTTACTGCGGCTGAGGTTGCTGATGGGACGCTGACGGACTGGGTGGTTGAGGACGTTGCAGATTTGATTGAGGATACGATGTATTTTGATGGAGTAGATGATTATGTCAGCATTGGCACAGGTCTGAACACTGCAACAAACGGAGACACGGCATTTACACTCAAAGCCGACATCACTACGGTTTCTAGTGGGACAAACACAGAAATAATCTCCAACCAAAACACCACAGGAAGTTTTGCTGGATTTACGTTTCGTAAAAGCACATCCGACCAGTTGCTTGTTAGTTTTGGCAACACAAGCACAAATAGGATCACAGTCAGCACAACTGGGATTACTATTAATGACGGGGAAAAGCACACCGTCCAACTTGACTACGACGGAAGTAAGACTGCGGCGGGTGTAACATTTACAGTTGACGGAGTTGTTGCAAGTAAGTCCGTGTCAAAAGACACAATGACACAATCAGTAGTCGCTACGAAACCAATTACCATTGGCGCAAGAGACGGAGGTGCAAGTTTATTCTGGCAGGGGACAATTACCAATATCACTGTTGTCACCTCAACCTACGACGGAAGCAGCAATGTGGATTCTGGATGGCTTGATACATCGGCAAACAGCAACAACGGCACGGTCAACGGCTCTCCCGCCCTTTTTACAGGTCAAGGATACGACGGCTTCGTAGCCAAATGGTATGACCAATCAGGCAACGCCAACCACGCAACTCAAGGGACAGACGCAAGTCAGCCTAAGATTGTTGATGGTGGGTCTCTAGTTTCTACTAACGGAAATCCAACGGTTGACTTTTACAACAACTCTTCCCTAGCAACAGGTGCATTTACAGATGGCTCGGCATCGAGTGTTTTCTCTGTGATTAACAATCAATCTGCAAGTGCTACTCGTAAGTTATTTTATAGCAAGCTTGATTTCCCTAATAAGGGTTTTGCGTGGAATTACCGAGGAGACGTTTCTGCAAATCAATATGACTTTGTTTCTTATGATGGAAGTGCTAATTCTTTAACCTTTTCCGATTCAACAAGTCCTTTTCATTTCGTAAGCTCTACGATGATAAATGGCGACAAAAAGGTATTTATAAATGGAACTATCAAGGCGACCAGTAGCGACTCTTTTGTTGCGGATGACGGGTCGCTAGGCATTGGTAGCGCATCTTTTGGCACTGGCTTTGATATCCAAGAAATCATCATCTACAACACCGACCAATCGGACAACCGAACAGCCATTGAAGCTAACATCGGCGACCACTACGACATCGACCTCCCATCTGGAGTAGACACAGGGTATGACCAAGTGGACGGCTTTGTGGAGACTTGGTATGACCAGTCAGGAAACGGCAATGATGCTGTTCAGGATGTAGCTGGAAGTCAACCTAAGATTGTTGATGGTGGTGTGCTTGTGACTGGTGGTATTGATTTTGATGGTGTTAATGACCATTTTGATTTTACTGGTGGCAAACCAATTACCTCTATTGATGCAGCGTCTGCATTCTTTGTTGGAAGTTCCGACTCGTCAAGCAACCAGTGCGGGTTAAATATTTCTAGCTCTACCTCTTCTAGGCGTTTCTACTTACCTATTTTGCATTCTGGTAGTTTTAGATTTGGATACGCAGGTAGCATTACTGCGGTGACTCTTGCTTCACCGAATACCAGTGAGCATCTCTTCACTGGCATCGCAGGAACATCCACGGCAAGTGGATATTATGATGGCGAGCTAAAAGGAACTGTGAGTTCAGGGACTGGAGTTTCAGGAGCAGAAGATATTGGTTCGATTGGCAGTGCATATCGATGGGATGGAAGAATGCGTGAAATTATCATCTACCCTTCCGACCAGTCAGCCAACCGTGCTGCCATCGAAGCCAACATTAACAATCAATACTCTATCTACTAATGCCCTATCTAATCTACCAAACTGAACAAGACGCTATCGAACGTGCTGACGAAGAAGGCAAGGACATTGGCTACACCTACTGGACTGAAGGCAAGGGAACACGCTGGTTGACTAAGCCAGTCCCTACTGCTGACGGCAAGTGGGCATTGGATGTTTCTGAGTACGACCTAGACGAGCTTGAGGAAGCTAGCGTAGTGGACACGTATTTACCCGTCGAACAACCAGGCGATCTATAAACCCCAACCCAAAGTAATTATGTATAGCGAGAACAAAAGAATGTGCCTCAAAGGTAAGTCCAAAGGTATGTATGGCAAGAGCAACACCAAGGGTAATCGTCCCGTCAAAGGCAAACGTAAATACTAATCAAAACCATGCCAGCCAAGAAGAAGAAAACAGCCCAACAAAAGTATGGAGATGGAACAACTTACCGTAGTAAGGGTAAGACCATCAAACGTATTAGTAGCCCCGGCACGAAGCGTGGTAATGCTTATTGCGCTAGAACCGTAAGCCAAAAGCGCACACCCAAGGTAAAGGTTCGTCGTAAAGCCTGGGGTTGCAGTGGTCAGAGATCAATCAAGAAGTAAAGATATGGAAGACATCATCTACAAATCAACAATAGGAACAGGAGGATTTATCGCCACCATTGAACTAGCACCAGTAAATGAAGTATTAGGATTTGTAGTAGGTCTTGCCACTTTTGTCTATATGACTGCATCGGCCATTAAAGTAATCAAGGAACTGAAGAATAAATAATATGACACCAGAACTAATAGCAATGCTCGGAGGAGGCGTAAGTGGTTTCGTAATGAAGCTAGTTGGCGCACAGATGGAAAACCAAGCTCGTCAGTTTGAGCGTATGATTGGTAAGCAACAAGGAGCAGATGCGTCGGCTGATGCGGCGGCAAAGCGTGAGGGTGGTGTATTAGTTCGTAGGTTCTTAGTTGTATCCACCGTCTTTGCCATTATAGTAGCCCCATTCGTCTTTGCGTGGACAGACGTAGGGGTAAGCGTAGGTAGAGAGACAAACGGCTTTCTAGGGCTATTCAAGGGCGTTAAATGGGACACCATACAAGGCTTCGTCATCCTACCAGAAATTAGGCAAACTGCCTTAGCCATCGTAGGCTTCTACTTTGGTTCATCTCAAATCAAATAAAGATATGCCCAAGGACGCTTGTTACAAAAAAGTAAAATCTAGGTATAAGGTTTTCCCCTCTGCCTACGCTAGTGGTGCAATTGCCAAATGCCGTAAGGCGGCAGCCAAGAAGCGGGGTAAAAGAAAGAGTGCAAAGTAATGGCAGCAGCAGTTCGAAAGACAAAATCAGGAGCCGCGCTCAAGAGATGGTTCAAGGAGGATTGGGTAGATGTCCGTTCGGGGAAGCCCTGCGGAAGACGGAAGGGCGAAAAGCGAGGAACACCATACTGTCGGCCATCAAAGCGTGTGAGCAAAAAGACACCTGCCACTGCAAGCGAAATTTCATCCAGTCAAAAAAGATCACGTATAGCACAAAAGAAAAAGCTAGGTCAACCAGCGGGTAAACCTCGTCGGGTCAAAGCAATTAAGCGTAAGCGATAACACAGGAATTATATATGGCAACAGCAGAAACTACAGTAACAGGAAGATATTTAGACCTAAAGGGCAACGCTATATCTAGTGCTTACCTCACCTTTCGTCTACTAGATGTAGGGGCAGATAATGATGTTACACCAGAAGAGGTGTTTGCCCGCAACTCTATTAGTGTTCAAACGGACAGTAATGGAGACTTTAGTGTTGTCCTATGGAACAACGGTTCCTCTGATATTGATAGTGTGTATGAGGTGAAGTTTCCAGACAACCGCACGAAGCAATTTATTATACCTGTGGGTAGTGCTGGTGGAACAATTGACCTCGCTACACTTCTAGCTTTGCACCAGCCATCTGGTTCTGGTCAACAAAATGTTGTGCAAGAAAACTTAAACGACTTTGCCGCTGATCCAGAGAACAACGATGATTTTTCTTTTGCTAATTGGCGCATTGGCTTAGGTATTATATCTTCTACTGCAACCCTAGACTTCCCATCTATATCATCCAACAATAACGAAGAACTTACTATGACTGTAACTGGAGCGGCAATAGGAGATATTGTTATGTTAGGCGCACCCTCTGCAATTGAGTCTGACTTAACTTGGTGTGGCTATGTATCTGCCGCAGACACAGTAACTGTGCGATTACACAACTCTTCTGGTGGTTCAGTAAACCCTGCTTCTGCAACTTGGAGAGCCACAGTAATTAACTAATTATAATGCCATACAAACCTACACACGCCAACGGAACCTTTACTAAATTTGGTGCTCCCGAAATTGAGAAACTTTACAATGACCGGTATAGGATTGTTGTTCGGTGCAACGTAAAGGGCGTAGATAGTAAATGGCACTACTCAAACGTAG